GCTTCTATTTTCTGGCACCTATATAGGTTTTGGCTTCTCCATGTACGCTGTAACCACGAGAAGAATCGTCTTGGGTATCATCTTTCTGGTGTTCGTCGGGTTGTGCACGTCGACATGGGTCGCGTCCGGGCGGCAGAGGTCGCAGCAGCGGGCAGATCTGGTTCTCGCCGCGATTCGTCAAGAGGTGCAGCGAGCAAAGACACGTGCCGTGCAAGAACATGCGGAGCACGCCAGGCGAGCACTCGGCAGTGTATGGCATATTGTCCACGACCAGTCTCGTCCCGTGTGGGAACGAATGGTCGACCTTGCGAAGGTATACCACCGAGGCATCTACCCATATTTTCGACCAGATGCGGATACAGGCAACGCACTCTGTCGGACCGTGATTCTGCACTGCCCCGATCCCCAAGTAAAGAACGAGGCACGCCTTCTCCTCTTCAGCGATCCATCTGACGACACCCTCGACATTCACCCGCACGCACGAGCTCTCCCGATCGATCCCGCCGGGCTCTTGACCAAATCGGCCATGAATAGCATTGTGCCGGGGTCCCGGGTCGCCCGGGCTGGTGTACGGGAGCGGAGTGTCCACCCGGGTCCCTTCACAGGTCCCGAGATGCTTCGCCGCCCGGATCGTCTGCAGTCTGTTCGCCCAGACGCGCAGAACGTCCACGACCACGGCGTGGTCCGGCACGTTTCTTCCATTCTTACATCCCTCCCCGCGGCAACAGACGCGGCATCCATCCGGCGCGACGTCGAAGACCATATCGCCACCTCCTGCGGTGACCACATCTCTGACGATGAGAAAGCCGCGGCAATCCACGTCCTCGACAGTCTGCGAGATGATGTGGATAATCCGGCACTGGGTCTCTCCGAGCAAGAGGCACTTGCCAGGGTATGGACCCAGGCCAAACATAAAGACTTTGTGGTTCAACAGCTGGCCTCAGGCCTCGAATTTGGCCAGCCGGTATGTCACAGCGGGAAAATGGCGCGCATCGCGGCCGCACTGGACGATGGCGAATCCGCCGCGTACCGCATTCTGCCCATGTGGGCCATCAAAGAACAGTTGAATTCGATTGCGGCGAACGTGCGAGAACGTACGCTGTCGGAAGCCTCGTCGGCAGACGTTGAGGCGTACAGTGCAGACGACGAGTCGCACCTTGCGGAGCGTATGAGGGCACAGTTTCGGGACAAATGCGACGAGTTCGTCAAACAGAGCGACCTCTCCCCCATCGTCGTCCGCGCCATCATCGACGAGATTGCCGAGTTCGGTTTCTGACCTTTTTTTCCTCCGCGATGTAAATGCTCAGTCCACCCTTCATTTTCCTCCTGCTCTGCCTTCCGGCAAGGTACCTGCTTGCCCGGTACACGTCCACAGTCCCGGATGCGCACATGACCATCCTCGGCGCCGCCCTCGCGGCGGTTGGGATCGCGTTTCTCTACCTCTTTCTCTCCGACAGCCGACTGAATGCTCCAGAGGCGGGAGGTAGTGGAACGTGGTGGAACCGGCTCCGCCCGATCCACGGACTCCTGTACCTACTGGCGGGAATCCTTCTTATTGCGGGGTACCCGAAACAGTATGCAGCGACATGTCTTTGGATTGACCTGCTCGTTGGCATGGTCGCACACATCTCGAGATACTGGCTCTGATCAGGCTTTTTTTTTTTCGTATCTGGTTGTACCGATGTCACCTTCTAAGAATAACACCAATAACACCAACAAACCGATGGTTTCCCCGTTCGCCGCGCAGGCTGCCAGGGGGTGGTCTGGACAAATACCTGAGACAGTGCCGGTGGGGAGGGCGTCAAGGAGGTCGTCCAGGGGGGCGTCCGGGGGGTCGTCCAGGAGGTCGTCCGTGGGGACGTCCAGGCGAACGTCTACTCTGTCCGGTGGGTCCCCTCCAGCAAGTATGACGGCGTCGAATTGGGAGTCCCCCCGGATGATCCCAGCACACTTGGAGTCTGTCCCGTTTACCGTGAGGTTCCTCGACAGTAAAATGGGCAGAAAGACGGGCAATGGTAACGACTTCAAGCGTCTGCCGAGTGCAGGCACCCATTACCCAGGGTCGACCCTTGCCCTTATTTCGCCCCCCGCATCGTTCGCCCAACTGTTGAGAACTTCCCGAGACCCATTGTCGCACAACAGACTCATGGAAATCCATGCCTTTACAGAGCGCCTCCGGCGGGAAAAGGCGGCGTCAACCAGTACGCACATCATACGCGGTCAAGGAGAAGATATCTCGTACCCGAAACTCCACGTCACATACATCGGCCGGAACGCTGCCGGAAATCTGATCTACAGGCGGTCCCGGATCACGCTGCGAAAGGCTGGAACCGGATGCGCCGGTCAAAAACCGTCGATCCTCGCCAATAAGAACGACCGCATCGACGCGTATACAGCACTGTTCCCCAGCTACATGACGCGTAACGGTAGAGGGTCGACGCTCACCGCAAACGGACGTGCTCGTGACCTGTGCGCGTGGGCGGTCGCGTGCAATAATCACGATACGATTTACATGATTAGTCACGACGTGCTCGCCAAAGGAACGTGCTCGAGGCCAAATCAGCAGATTCAACTCAAGCCCGAAGGACTTGCACTCCTTGCACTCCTCGATTGCAAGACGACCGTTGATCAACGAACGAGATATCTGGATCTCATTCGCTTCATTCTCAAACCTGAAGGGGATGAGACGCTCCTCAGGAAAAAAGTCTTCATGACAGAGGCAAAACTTCGAAAACTCGTAGGTGCCCTCAACTCTAACTGGATTCGTCGCGTCTACGCCGCACCACCGCCACCCGATACTTAAGTATTGCTCCAACCGCAGGTAAATCGGGGCATTTTTTTTGCTCCTACTACCATAGTATCGCGAACCATTACTATGATCTCCTCACGAACCATTCGCACCAGTGCCGCGTGGACCCCCATCGCACCGGCGAACCAAATCAAGCGGTATCATGGGAAAGCGAAGAATCCGCTCCTCGTCACGCTCCACGACGAGAAGAAGAAGATCGCTGTCTTCTGGGACGAAAAGAATGATACGGCTGCCGTCGTCAACGACACGTGTCATCATAGAGGAGCCTCCCTGTCCCACGGCATCGTCGGTTCGGGATGTGTCAACTGCCTCTATCATGGGCACAAGACCAACCCGAAGAAGCGCGAGGTCGTCGTGAAAGACGGGATTGTCTGGTATGACGATGACACGTTCAACTCGACCGACGGGGAGCTTCACTCGAGTTGGGAATTCGACGAGGGTCAGCGGACATTCATCTACGTCCGGGAATTCCCAGAGTGCAACGCGCTCTATATGCAGGAGAACACGCTCGACTGGGCACATTTGTCGCACATTCACGCATTTAGTTTCACACAGGGCGAGCCCGACGTCGTGATTCGCGAGGACGGACGTGCCGCGAGCTACATCTATAACACGTCCATCCCGGACACCGTCCTCGAAGTCGAGAACCAGTTCTGGGGCACGAGTACGTGTCTCCGGTTCAAATTCGGTCCACCGGACGGTGAGCGCACGCAGTGGTTTTCGCTCCACTTTGCCTTCGTGCCCGTGGGCAAAAACCATACGAGGATCATCGTGCGCGTCGCGCGTCGGGTGGCGCTGTGGGCTGGGGCCCTCGGCGACCTCGCACTTATGCTCTCCAACGAGCTACCGCTGATCGAGGACCGTGATATCGTGCAGAGCATCCCATTTGATCGTCGCTGGAGCGATGATCATCTGTGTCGCGACGACGCTTTCCTTAGACTCTTTAGGGAACATGTGCTGAAACACTCCCCCGAGATGGTCGCCTACTACGCTGGGTATACGCCAAGCACCAACTGATTCCACCCGTCAATTTGTATTCTATACCCTATACCCTGTACACTACATTACAATTCTACCAGTAATTTCTGAAACGTCTCGTCGTAGAGTTCGATCGCAATCTCTTCGACTTCCATACGCTCCTCCTTCGGAATGCCCAGGGCTTCCATGCACTCGGCTGCCACCCCAAGGAGCATCGTCGTGTCTCCGGGCTTTATGCCTCGTCGGAGGATGCTCCACGTCGTCGGGTCGCCCTCGATCGAGTGCTCGCGAAGGATGTTGCTGAGCACGAGCGGGTTTGCCCCCAGTCGAGTAAGGTTGGTACTTGCCGCCAGGAACACGTCGGAAAGGTCCATGAACCGGTCCCAGGGGTCCGATAGGAGCTCGCTGATCACGACGCTCCCCAGCGCCTCTCGGTAGCCCGCAATCTCCTCCTTTAAGACCTTGAGGAGCAGAAGCCGGTTCATCTCCATCCAGATGGCTTCCTTGATATCGACGGGAAACCCGTCCTCGGGCGGAATCACCGTTCTGAGAACAAGGACGGCGGCGACGATGTGCGCTCCGAGTAACTTTCGCATACGTGAGACGTTCATTACAATATATACATTATCTATCTTGTCGATGGATTGTAATTTTGATTGGTTTCCGTAGATGCGCCAATTGACCTGTTTGGTACTGACGACCGGATAAGTAGGCAATCCATGATGCGGCAAGCGATGGAAGCAGTAGTAACATTCATGACATCGATTTTTGAATATTGAGTGCCTCCCTCAGGGTTCGAACGCGTTTCTTTGCGCCGGGGGTTGGATACCGCTTTGCCAGTTCGCGGGCAACCACGAGCTCCAGTTCGAGTTCTTTGCGGTTCCTGTACATAGCATGTTGACCCGCTTCCCCCATCATCCCCTCATACATTTTCTCTGCGTTTTTCCCGTATTGTTCCTGGAAGAATGCAGCGTTTCTGGGGTTTTTGATGGTAACCTCGGCCTCGTACCCTGCAAAATTGTCTGGGAAATCTCCCATCCTCTTGCTCATCCGTGATATCACCTTTGAGACCTTTGAGGCCTTTGAGGCCTTCTTTTGCGCCCCCGTTTTCTGTGCCGGTGGTAGTGGTGCACTCTTTGATCGCAAACGCTCATACGCCTCTACCCGCCTCTTCTTCTCGGCATCTTTATTCTTTATTACAAGTTGTCCCGGCTTGTATCTCCCTTGCCAATGAGTGATCGGCGGGGCCAGGACGCCCATCTGTTGTTCGACCTTTTGCCTGTAGTTCGTTTTATAAATGCCCCTACCAGGTCCCATGACACTCTTTAGCGCGTTCTTGATCTTCCACCTCATATTGGTGTGGTACTTCGATTCGTTGAACGTTCCATCCTGAAATACATCCACCAAGGTGGAGACCCCACCCCCAAGGTCTAGCACAATTTGAGATGATCCCTGTGACGTACGAGGGGGGTTGGGGAGGGCTTGAACGGCACGCACTGCGCGGGCATTTGTTCGAGTTGAGGCGTGTTCCGCACGTGCAGGAGCATTTTCCTCCATGTCCTCGAGTTCGTAATTTCCGTTAATGAACCTCTTCGGGGGTTTTTTTTGTCTCTTCTCGCCTGTCATAGTAATGTAAATAAGATTATAAAAATCAAATGATTCCCGACAAGCTTCAGACCGGAATGGTGGCGATCGATTCGCACGATGTGGGGGCCGAACAATTTACCTTTATCACAAAAGTCATGGGCCTCGTTCTTCTTCTCCTCAAACGGGCGATGATTCTCGCGGGGAACGTTGTGAAACATCGAGGTGGAGATACTGTTGGGGCCGAAGACGTCAATCAAGCTCTTATGCACGAAGCCATGACCTTTTTTGATTCTGAGACATTGGAGCAGGATCTCGAGGCAATGGTTCAAATGCTAGAGGATAGTCTGGACTGCGATATCGACCTGACGGATGCCGACGCGATCGGCGAACATTCCGACGCGCTCATCGAGAACCTCCTCGACGATGCGTCACGTGCAATGTCCGACTCCAACGACTCCGACGACTCCAGCGAGGACGACGGCCCGCGAAACCCTGGCGATAAGGAGTGTTCGTGCGAAATGTGCGCGGCCGTTGAAAACGTTCGCGAGGCGTGGGATCAGTGGGATGTGACGGATGACCCCGTGAAAGCGTTTCTGAAGCAACACCTCGACACCATTATGGCCGAAGGACTTGACATGTAAAGTTCTTTCTTCTCCTATTTACATTTGAATGTTCTCCAGCGCATACAATACCATTTCACGGTGCTTCCACGCGTGCTCCACGGACTTGATGCACTCTTTCTTCATCTCGGCACTCCAGTGGTACGTTACAACATCGAGCGAGGTCTCCGCAATCTTGAGGTACTCTGGTGTCGCGTGCGAGCACGCATTGTGATAGACGAACTGGATTTCACACTCATTTTTACCGGCATCCGAAACGTCACCGATCACGGTCGTAAACCAAAAGGCGCCCATCTCGATATCATCCAGGTCGTTTAAGTGGTCTGACATGGCTTCTACGAAGCGTATCTCATCGTTTCGAAGCGCGTCACGATAGTTTCCACGGTCAATGTGTATCGCCGTCTCCATGGAATCCAGAAGGACCTTTCCCTCTGAGGTCATCGGGAACTTCTGGAGCTTCGCATACATTTCCCTGGTCATGTGTGAGTAGAACGCGGCTTGCTGACGGTTGAGGGTCCTCGGAAAGGTTCGCGAGGGGAGCGAACGTTCCAGCAACAGCGCGCGATGCAGTTTGGTTGACAGGCCCATGAGGAAAAATGGCAAATTTGTTCTGCCGGATATTCCAAGAGACACCATCTGTTGTCATGCCACCGTCACAGTACGAGAAGATCGCGCTCCGGTTTTTCCGGTCGCGGAACCTTCCACTCGCCTCGTACAACAAGACGATCGGTGGGTCGTGGTATAGGCCCGACTTCATCTTCAAGCAGAATGATGTCGCCGTCGTGGTCGAGTGTGACGAGCAGCGACATGAGACATATGACAGAGTCAAGGAGGAAATCCGCGAGACGGTCATCATGAACCGATTACGCGATCTTGGATTTCGTCCCCATTTAGTTCGCTACGACCCTGCCCCTGAGAATGTGCGGGCATGTGTCAGGGCGGCCGAGGTGAGTGACGTCGTGTACCGTCTTCTTCACGGGATGGATATAAAGCATCTGACGTGGAGAGAGCACGTATCCGTGCAAGAAAGTGGAACCATCATCATCTACTGATGCTCTCTGCTTTGAAGCCCGAGACCGTGTTGCGCTTGTGTCCGGCGATCAGCAACTTTCCTTCCCTAGTCGGATCGTCGCCACGATACACCCGTTCTTTCGTTCCAACCCCGTTGTTAAAGTTATCGTACACGGTCACCTTCACATTCCTCCCGATTCGCATGAAATCCATCTTATCCCCGAATCCGTAGCCATCGACACGGTCACCGCTCTTGTTTTTGAGGTGCCAGATCGCCAGGGGGTTGGACATGGATCCATCACGGTCGACGCACCACTCTCCACGGTTTGTCGGTGCCTCCCCCGACAACTCCCAGTCACCAGAATCGTAGAAGTAGACGCAATTCTGGCTCGTGTCGTCGACTGCAGACCCGGGCACATCGACTTCCTTCCCGTCCCAGTCCTGGACGATCGTGTACTTGCCCGAGTCCACTTCCTCCTTGCCCTTGGATTTGTCCCAATACCCCCCGTTCGCCAAACACTTTTTCTTCTGGTGGCCAATGCACCATTCCCGCTTCTTCCCCTTGATTCCAGCACATTTCTTTTGCACGACAGTATAGCAGTTTTCCGCACCATCCGTTTCACTGCTCCCACTGTCCCCGGCGTCCGTAGAGGCCATGTCCGCAGGTGGGTTGGTTGTTTGACCGCTCAAGCTGCCGCTCGACTGCATCATCGCATACATGACCGACATGAGAAGGCAGCAGCCGGCACCTCCCATCAACGCCATCATCAAGATCATGATCATTGCGCTCATTATCTGTACTTCTTACTGTGGAGGAAAAAAATGCTAGCACTTCCACCTGTTTTCGCAATTGGTACACGTCACAAAGGTTGTCATTGGCTCATCCGCGCTCCTAGTTTGGAGCTGATAGTATTCTGTGGCCTTCGATTTGCACTTCCGGCACTGGAACACGCCCTCAATGTTCTTGTCCGTCTTCCGGTTCTCGCGACGGAGCGCTTTCATTGCCACTCGTTCCATGACCGGTTCCCATAGCTCTGGGTACATGTCATAGGGCTGCGCCTCTGCCAGCCATTTGAACGAAATCTCACCGGATTTGAGACGCTGCATCAGTCGCGGGTTATTGGGATGGAGAAGGTTGAATTTGATGCTCAAGATATGGTGGAGGTACCTATCTCGGAACACATTGAAGTCCCACGTCCGCGGAACCCGGTCTTCCTTCGCCTTTCGGATCACAGTGTTATAGATAGAACGTTCCAGTCGGGTCGCGTTGACCAGACCACCGTCAGTCTGATCAGCGAATAAATGTTTGCGGAGGATCTCGACCGCCTTGATCCGCTGTGGATCTGTCGGTTGGCGAACCAAAGTATCCATGACCTCAAATGGTTCGCGGGACAATGAATGATAATTTCTTGTGGCGTTTTAAACGGATGCCGAAGAATATTCCCTCTAAGAAACCCACAAAGTCAGCAGCGGTAGAGAAGAATGGGAAGATTGTCGCAACGAATGCGTCGCCCGTCTGCAAGCGCGACGTCTTCTCTCGCCCGGAAGGTATCCCAAGGTCAAACTGTTACGCGTACGCCCTCCAACTCGGGCGAAGCGATGGGCCACATTATAAGCTCCAACCGGGTGATCTTTCCACGAGAAAAGACTTCGATCTCGCAACCTGTCAGGGCGTCCGGGTGGGGACCCTGGAAGACCTCAAGTTCGTCGGGGGGTACGAAGAAGCTATGGAAACCACGTGCAAAAGGGGGTACTATAAGATCGCGCTGATCCTCAGCCCCCACATGGACTACCATTACTTGGTTTTGCATAAGCACGTGATCTACGTGTCAGAAAAGGGAGATACGCGCGCATCCATCGCCAAAAAGTTCGGGGTCCATCTTTCAGACGTGGAGAAGAAGGCATCCTACGCTGCAGGCACCTCCGTGTACATCTCCAACGCAAACGTGTGGAGCCATAAGCGGGGCGCGGCCTACCCACCCACGCTCGTCGACAGCAAGAACAAAATCATCAAGGATCCGCGGAAGGCCACATTCGACTACGGACTGCTCAATTATAGCACATTTTGCACGACCTTCTGCGTTAGAAAGCGAGAAGACGATGAGCCATGTACCGTCCAGAACGCCACGTGCAAAAAGGACCACGTGAAACGACTGACGGTCACCAAAAGGCGGAACATTCCGGCCGAGACGATCAACAACGTCATCTCACAGCTCAAAAACCGGGTCGATGCGAGCAAGCAACCAGCCAAGCCTCGCAAATAAAATCCTACAGATGGCAAAGAATGCTGTCCAAATACGCCATCATCGGATTGGCGATTGTCGCGTTCTGCTTGAGTGTGATGTCTATCCTCTTCATGAGCAGATCTAGGAGGGATCTTGACTTAGAGCCCGCAGAGCCCCTTGTGCTCCCACCCCCGCCGCCAGAGACGACCACCCCCGCCCCCACGGCCCCAGATTACGACGAGCCCGACCTCCAGAACATTCGGGTCGGCGGCATGACCTCTATCCTCTATCCTCGCGTTCCATTGATGGAGTTCAGATATCGCCCCCGACAATGGGAACTCGTCCCAGGCGCGATCATCCCGGGTATGGAAGGGAGGAGAGTTGAGGATGCGACACACGTGATCTCGACCACATACCCAGGGGTCACAGTTCGAGTCGTCTCGCACACCGATCCACTGGGTCTCGAGGTGCGTCGCGATAGGGTCACGTTATCCATCGACCTCTACACCAAACGCGTCATCGCCGCAAGAATCGGCTAATTTTCCGCTGGTCGCCCGACTGGAGAAAAACCCCGAAAAACCTTTTCAACCATATCACAGCAGTATAATGAGCTCTGATATGTCAACGCTGAGCTACGTCAGGTACCTGGAGGAGCCCTACGCTGCAGGTATCTTGCCTATTGCGTTCCACGAGGGAAAGGTCTACTTCCTCATCGGCGACGACATTCGAGGGACAGGCTATGCCGATTTTGGCGGGAAAGCTGAGCGGAAGGTCGACCGGTCCATCTCGCTCGTCACGGCCAGTAGGGAATTTTACGAGGAAACGTTGGGGCTCTCGATTGGGTACAACGAGATCCGCGCGCGTCTCGAGCCCGCAACCTCCATCCTGGTCGAGGGCAGGACCCAGAACGGAAATGTATACCACATGTTTATCACGGAAGTCCCATGGGACCCGCACCTTTCCCGGAACGTGAAACGATCGACCAACTATCTTCGAAGCAGGGGAGTTGGAAGAATCCACGTAGAAAAGAAGTCAGTTCAATGGGTCACACTGGAGGGGCTCATAAAGATACATAAGAGGGCCGTGTTCGAATCGACGCTCTTGCAGAACTATAGGATTATCTACCAAATAGGCAGGTGCCCGCCCGAAAAGTGGTCCGAACTGTGCCTAGCATACGCGAAGAAGCCCGAACTCTTCACAACTCATCCACCGCAGAAATAATATTGTACCAGTAGCAGTGGACAATACGATGGGTCGAATGGTACACAGTGCGAGCCTCGTGCTGACGAATTCGTTTCTACAGACCCTGATGGCATACCATCTGGTACTGTATGTCATTTTCTTATGCATTTACTACGCGATCGACTTTAACAAGCATTTCCGAGTCGAAGGGAACATACCCGCAAGCATCTCGATCGTCTCATACTTTACACTCCTCACACAAACAACCGTCATGACAGAAATCACGCCTCAAACACCCCTCGCGCGATCACTCGTCTCGACACACATATTCCTTTCCTGGTTCATCGTGATCCTCTCGATGACACCGGTCGGGGACGACATCTCCAACAATATGGGATCATCGTTGAATTATTGATTGATGAGCGCGCGAAATACTCACAATTTATTTGAACTTCGATAACATCGCGATGGATATCGAATTTAAAGACGGCGAACCAAAAACCCTTGACATGACCGCTGGGGCGAACAAATCCGCACCGGGTCTTACCATCGAAAAGTCAGGAAGGCCAGCGAACCATTCCATGCCTATCCAGCCCGCGCCCCGTCCTCCGGTACAGCGTCCATCGGTCCCCCTCCAGGAACACACCCGAGCCCCGAAGGTCACTGACGTCGATGCGGCGCTCGAGGACTTTGCGAACCCGCAGCACGTCAGAGCCCCCCAGGACGTCCTCAATGACACCGATAACAGTGTCGACGGTCTGTCCGACTTTGACGACGACAGTGGAGGAGGTGACGACGATCGCACCGTCTCGGAGTATGCCCCAGAGATCATGCCAGATGACGACCATTTGAGGCCATCGCCAGGGTACAAAACCCTGGACGAGGAGGCATCCGCACTCCTCTTCAAAATACATCGCGCCAAGAAGGCGGGTATGCCCATACCGTCCCTCACGATGAGCAGCGACATCAGGGAGCTCCGTTCCACCGTTTCCCGCGTGACGGAGGAGATCAGTCTCGATTCGTCGATCAAGTTCCAGAGGAAGATGGTGTGTCTCCTTTCAAGCTCGCTTGAGTGGATGTCCAACAAATACTCTCCATTCGGCGAGGATTTGGACGGGTGGTCAGAGAGCGTTGCAAGCGGGATCACCGACTATGACCAGGTATGTAGTTTTTACATCGTTGATGACTCGATAACTCTCTAACAAAATGGCGAATTGTGGACTAACATCAAACATTGCACGCCTTCTTTACAGATCTTTACCGAGTTATTCTACAAGTATCGCGGCTCGATGAGCGTCGGACCCGAGGTCCGCCTGATCTTTGCCCTTGCCGGGTCGATGTTCTGGTTTAATCTCACCAAGACCCTCACCAAGCGCATGACGAGCCCAAGCGCGTCTGGTGGACTGGACATTTCGTCGATGCTCGGTGCCATGATGGGCGGTGGTGGGGGGAAACCGCCACAGCAATCCAAGCCAGCCGGACCGCCGCCCGCGACCACTGCCCCCTCACCGTCCGCCAACGCCGGTATGTCGAGGCCGCCCTCGGAGTTCGCGCGACGCCCGATGAAAGGTCCAGGATCGACTATTGGATCGCTCTTCCAGCAGGGCCCGCCCTCGACCGCTCAGACCGGTGGGGAGGCGCCACCCATCGCTGAGCAGAGTTTGTTCCCCGGAGGTCCTCCACCAGTCTTCGAGCCAGCGGACTTACCGGTCATGAGCGCACCGGTCACCGGAAGGAAGAGGGCAAGGGATTCCGATTCTGATGGACGACTCTCGGATGTCGTTTCCGATGATTCCGAAACGTCCATTGACGATTCGTCGTCCGATTCTGGTTCGGGGACGACGGATAGTGAAAGCATCCGCGTTTCCACAGTCCCGGTCGGGGGGAGGGGACGCGGACGTGGGAGGGGACGTGGTGGAGGACGTGGCGGAGGACGCGGGGCGACTAAGACGGTGATCAGTCTGTAATTTTTTTATAATGCACTCTATAAGGCACCATACTCGATGAAATTGTTCGATTCGCTTCAATTTGCTCCACTGGACGAAGCGTGGAGTCCAAGGGCGAATATCGCGCCCAAGATCGAAAATCCGTATGCGACTTCGGCCGAAGTCGTTGACAAGGCGACCTCCCCAGTCATTGAAAACCGTTGTCAGCAGTACATTGAAGAGGTGTATGAACGCCAGGGCGTCCGGGGTCTGCTCACGGTACTTGACCCGGTGATGGTGCGCGATATTCAGTCGCTCGCGTTCCCGAAAACCCCTAAACCGAAGCGTGACCCATTCGTTGTTTCGTTTGATGAACTGATTCTCATCGCGTTCGGCATTTTCGCCATCGTCCTCGCCATCGAGTAGTCCGCCCGCCTAAACCCAATCCATGTCCATTCCTGGACCAGAATTGGCTAGAGATTATCGTCCCAAGGATCGACCCCCTTGCGCTCCTTCAATACCATCTGAATCGAGGTCTTGATCGTCGGATCTTGGACCACATACTGTTTCATCGTGGCGTAGATATTGAGCTCTCCCCGCCTGGCAAAGTCTCCGAGGAGTGCATCGACCTGTTTTCCCACTGTGTACATCTCGGGTTGTCTGAGGATCTTTTCAGCGCCGGATCGCGTGATCAGATACCCATGCAGGCCGAAGAATTTCCAGACTCTCGCGACACCGCATGCCGTGCGCTGACACTTGTTGCAGAAGTAGCCGAGGAGAACGATATCCGCGCCCGCCGGGATAGCGAGATTGTCGATGACGCTCCCGAGGTCCGGGTCCATGATACTGTCGTCCTCGAATACAAGGGCAGCAGGGGAATCGCTCCGTATCAAGCTCTCCCATACCCCGCGGTGCGACAGGAGGCAACCGATGGCGCCACGCGTGAGTTCGTAGTGGAGTGTCCGATACTGGCGCCGCTCTGCCTGTAAAATCTGTCGAAGGGCTTTCGAGGTAACGTGTGTCGATAGCTTCAACTCTTTCCCGTTCACTGCCTCGAATCTGATGGGCGAATGCGTCTCGTACAGGTCACAGGCCTTGTAACGGCGCATGAACCGGGACAAGCGGCCAGGCGCCTCCTTCATGTTGATAAAGTAGACGTCGAAACGCGGGATATATTGAAGGTTACACCTCTTCACGTACCGCATCCTGATGACGTTCAGGGAGATGGTAGCGACACATATCAGGGAGAGAATGGACCAACTCAGGGCAACACAGTGTTCCATTGTAACGTGTATCGGTGGTGTACGAGGTCCGGTGTAATTTACGCTGAAAAAAAAACCCTGGTTGCTTTCAGGACACTGTGATTTGGACCATGACAACCAATGAGTCCAAGCCGGGGGTCGGTGCGACCCTTCAGTTACATGCCCTCGGGCTGCAAGATGATATGATGTACGACCTGTCTGGTGAAAGCACGAATCCGTTCACGGAGGACATTTTCGTGAAATCAACACAGGGCGCAGTCGAGCAGAAAGAAGAACCGTTCCGAGATTTCAAATTCGGCCGCACCAACCGTATCACCCTCGAACGGCGGGGGGATATGCTCTCCGGCGTGGTCCTGGAGATCAAACTGCCTGCCCTCAGTGACGCGGCTATCAATGACTATTGGCAACCGTCCATTGGCTATGTCCTCCTGAAGAAGATGCGGTTGTTTCTCAACGATGTCGAGCTTGAGTCGGCCGAACGATTATGGTACCACATTTATGACAATCTGTTCCTACCAGAGAGCGTTCGAGGCGGAATGGATGATATGATCGGGACGAACCAATTGCGACTCTCCCAGTCGCATACGATTCTGGTCCCGCTGAAACAGTTTCATTGCAAGCGGCACGGGCAGCGGCAAGTCTACCTACCGCTCCTCGGATCGTATAAGGGGTCGACACTGTCGATGGAGTTTGACACCGAGACGTTTTCCAACTGCGTCACGTCCTATGCCGGCACCCAAGAGCTGACCGATCTAGAGTGCACGCTCATCGTCGACTATATCTTTCTCTCCAACTTTGAGCGGGAGCGTCTCGTGAACAAGCCGTACCCGGTACTCGTCGAAACCGTGCAGGATGTGGAGGGGTACAGTTTCAAGGAAGTGCAAAGTACGTCGGGCGATTCGTTTATTCCGACAGACCTCGTCAACATTGACATGAGTGAAGTGAACTACCCGGTGAAATACGTCGCCTTTGTAGCATACTCGACGTCCGACGTGATGAACAAGAATTACTTCACGTACAGCGATATCATCGACCGGGTGACATTGCGGTTCGATAACCAGGATCGAACTGAGGACTTTGACGCCACATATTATAATCTCGTCGAACCATTTTACCGGGCGAAGCGATGCAAGAACGATAACATTCATATGTATTCGTTCGCGCTCTTTCCGGGCGATATGCAGCCATCTGGTCACTTCACCTTCAGGAATATCAAGCGCCCATCGCTCGGTATCAAATTGAAGGAAAAGAGAAAGGATATCGTCGTGAAATGCTTCATTGTGGGCTATAGATGGATCACCTTCTCGCACGGACAAGCCCAGGTGCTCTTCATCTGAGGATATAACAGGTCGGAAGCGCAAACTCTCTTCATTTAAAATTTACAACATGCCATTAACGACGTTTGAAAAGGTCGTCCTCTGCGCTGCGGCCGTCGCGATCATTTTGGGCGCAACGGTCGCCAACTGTACAGCAACCGCTGGCGAGCAAAGTGATGCCGCGAACCTTTATGGCGTGTTCATGCATGAGCGGACGAAACCGTGGCGGAACCATGCGTACTCTCGCGGCACCATCTCCATCGAGGAAGTTGAGTAGTGGTGCGTTTTTTTTAAACATGAATTAACTTGCACGAGTGTAACACCAGAACACCCATGGGAATCGTCCACCGCCACGACGTGAGACGCTCCAGAAGGAAAATCAAGGTGCCGCAGCACCTCCTCCCGCCACCGGGGAACCCCTGGTCGAATGAAGAGAGTGATGAGGACCCATCATATATACCCTCATCGTCACACCCATCTTCAGATGACGAGACATCCCTCCTCCCTGAAAGTGACGGGTGTCCGGGGGCAGATGGTGATGAATCCGGTGATTCCAGCGACTCCGACGAATCCGGTGAGTCCAGCGAGTCCAACGAGTCCAACGAGTCCCGGTGAATATATTCTAGCATACCTCACCAAGGAAGATGGTGAATAAGATCCCAAGCAAGCGATTCGGAACGCCCGCACAAGTCTATCATGGGACCGCCCTGATGACCCCCGGAGGTGTCAAGAAATCTGGACTCGTCCGTGTGAGGCAGTCTGACGGGACGTACCGCATCCGTTTCAAGGCCATGCGAGATATCGCTCTCAGGCGCTGGAAGTCGAACCCGTTGCTGCGTGCAAGCTTTGCACCGTACACGAAGAAAAGGAAGTCGACCAGGCGGGCCTAATTTTTTTTCATTTCTGAATTTACAGTAACAATGAGCCAACCGACACTCCCCCCTCTCCCGTCCAATACCATGGGCATCCCAACGCTTCCACCCTTCAACGCTACTACCCCCACGTCCCTCCCCGCGTCTATGGTGACAATGGGTCCCATGACCGGGGCACCAACCGGGGCACCAACCAAACTTGGGGACAAACAGCGCATGGGCATGAGCACTGTGGAGAAAATCACGATCGCCGTCGCGATCGCGGTTTGCATTGTCCTCGCAGGACTCATTCTGGCCATGACATCGAGGCAAACATACTGACCGGAGGCTAGTCTCGAGTGAGCAGTCGGATCAGGAGAACGTGGTTGAGCCCGCCAGTATCATATTCCACTCCGGAGTCACGCTCAATTCTGATCGTGAGTCCAGCCAGTTTTTGCTTGGTCGCCGGGAAAAGATGCATGGGGTACGCTCTAAATTCCGGGGGGTCGCTCACATGGAGGATGCCCACCCCTGGGTCACATGAGGCATTGAGCAAAGGCTCGTCGAGGTCGGTGCACTTGATCACGAGGTACTTCGTGCTCCCAGTCACGTCCACCATGCCGCTCGGGGTATACGACGATGACGACGACTCCACTCGGTACGCATCAGACGTGATGCCCAACACGCGTCGCATCGTGCTCCTTGATGGGAAAATGGAGAAGCCCCCCCCTGCACTAAACGTAAGTTTCTGAGTGGTCGCGCTGTACGCCACGGACATTCCGTCACCGTGGGCAGTGAACTGCGTATTCATCTCGGTAACAAGGGAGCTTGCCGTATACATGCCGGGGTCGATGGTCACTGTTCGAACCGTCCCCGACCCAACCAGGTACATGAATGTATTTCGGTCGCTGGTGATCGTTGGCTCTGTGAAAGGGATCCTGGCGTCAACAAGCTCCAGTCCGACGATATTCGTAAACGTCGTACCGAATTCGACGCGGTAATGCGACGTCTTTGGGTACGTCACAATATCCCGGGAAAGGGGATCGATTCGGATCAGGTGGCTCGTGAGCCCCGGCTTCTCGGTGCGTGACATTATTCTACCATCGGCTCGATTTTGTTTTCAGACTTTCTTACTTGATGAAACACGTCCTTTTTGAACGCAGGGAAACGTATAAACAGATCATTCTTTCCGCAACAAAGACGAGCTGAGGATAGTACGGTACGTTCCAGAGAGTCATCTTCGCCTCGACCGGCATTTTGGCAATGTTCTCCCCCCTCGTCTCGTAATCCGAGTCTCGCCAGAGGATTTCCTTGAGCGTCCCATCCAATCGCAGTCGGAGGTCGAAATACGCCATCAGCGTACAATACTCGGTCATAAACGACGGACGAGCAAGCCAGTAGTTGCAGTAGAAGCTCTTGATCGACGTATGTAACAGCAAGTCATCGTTGATGAAGCCGACACTCCGCCACGCCGCCAACCAGCACCCGGTGAACCCCGGGTGCCACCGTTCGGCGGATTCCACAAGGGGGTCACCGCGATACATCAGCGCGATCACGTCCGTGTCCTTATTATGTGACTCGGTGCATATTTCTGGGATTCGGTGCACGAGGGGCTGCTTGGACGAGGCGCTCCACGAAAACGCCCCAACATAGTCCATATCCTCCCACTCTGCACGGTGCTCCTGCAAATACGAGACGTACATCACGCTCTCTAACCAAATGGTTTGCGGGATCAGGATTGGTTTGGCCCAGTCGTACTTACCGTACTCGTCCTTGGCCTTCGCCAAGGTCTCATCATTGTGGGCGAGGACGTAGACTAAGATTTTCATGCTCCTGTCATCAGTCAACAGTTTGTTTGGCCAAATTTTTACACACGTTTTTTTAGACATATCCGAGTGAGAGGCCTCCATTCGCGATCCACAGAACGTTCCACCCAACAGCAAATACGACAAGTCGCACAGTGTCCCTCCCAGTTGTCAAGACCTCGGTCTCGTCGAGATCAAGAATGTCGCTACTGATCGTTTCGCTATACGACTTCAAGTGTTGCACCAGGATGATGCTCTGCAGTTGTGAAAAGTTGCACGATCCATTGGGTTGCGTGACGAGAGGGTCGAGTGCAAACGAGATGCAGTACACGCCGCCGGGGACAGGTTTCTTGAACACCCGGGCGGTCTCAACCTGGTTGAAGAATGTATTGGACATCGTCCCGGTCTTGTCTTGCCCGTTCAATAGCAAGCGGGCAGAGTGGAGGACGTTGTGACGCTCGAGCGTGTTCGTTGCGGTCCCACTCGTGTTGAATATTCCGAATTGTCCAGTTCCCGATCTCGTGTAGCACCATAGAAGGTATCGGATCGGCCCGCGGAAGGTCAGTCTGGTTTGAACGGTGTTCAGATTGTTGGAAACGGGTACGACGAGCACCTTTTGCACAGACAATGTCGTGTCCATGAAAAGGCAGTCGTACTCGGAATCAGCATAGAAGCTGTACGTCGTGGACTTATCGATCGTGTCTACAGCCGAGTAACCTTCCACGAACGTATACGTCCATGACGTTGAACTGACCGCGGCAATGTCTGCCAGGTACCCCCCAGAAACGTACCCCTCTGCGGTCAATGATAAACTGATCCCGCTGGTGGATTCCAGGTTGTGAGAGATATCAAACACCAACCATGCTTCGCCTATGGCGAAGAGCGATGTCAGATCAGTCGATGGGCTCGAGTCGCCCGTCACTGTCGTGCGGACATCGGAATAGACCTCGTCATCCGTAAAGTATGCGATGGTCGTCCCATCGCGCTTCAACGTGACTGTCATAATGCCCCCGGTCACGTCGACGTCCAAAGTGTACCCATAGTCTGTAGCTCCATCCGAGTACGTTGCCCAACGAATACCGACACTCCCTGTCTGTGAGAGGAGAAATCTTCCCTGGAGCGAGTAGTTCGCGGGACTGTCCACATTGTAAAAGATCTCCGTCTTGCCTGTCCATGCAGGGTTATCCACGAGGGCAATTCGGTCCCCGAGGTTGATTGTCTCCAGAGCGCCCGCACCGACCACCGAATCATAATCTCCGAGTGCATCATTTTGCGCCGTGTAGATCTTCGACACGTTACTCTTCTGCATGACGACGGGTTCCTCGTGGATCTGAAGGCGCTCGATCAGTAACTTGTGCTCATTTCGAGCATAAAACCTCCGTTCGGCATCGTCGATGTAGCCATAGTCTAGAAGAAGAGCTTCGAGTTTTGGCTGATAGGTCGGGTCGAGCGCCAACGACGCCTGTCCGAACTTGATTTCAAGTTGGAGGTTCTGGTTCTGGACGGCAATCAGCGGGATGGGTGTCTTCTCCAAAAAGAAGGGGATTTTCACGTAGAAGGTCTTAATCAAACCCTGCGTCTCGCCATCCTGGAACGAGGCGAGTCGTTCCGTCGTCGTCTTTTCGTCGGCGTCTTCCTGGCAGTAATGTTTGAGTAATGTATACTCGGAAGACACGGTCTCGAGGGTCTGTCGTCCAGATGAAATGGTCGCCTCCTCAATCAATTGGATCCCGGGCAACAGGCTCGTTCCTGCGGCACGTTTCACCTTGATGGCGAGCATGATCCCTCTCAAAACATCTCCCTTGCGTGGAATGGTTACGCGGAGCGTCTCACCGAAAAACTTCGAGGATGGTAATGCCGCATCGATGTCGACCCACTGGGTCGAAAAGCTAACCGCGCGTTTGACAACCTGTCTAAATGGGCGGTAAGCGTCAAAGCCTTCCGACATGATATTCCCATCTTCCTCACCGCGCAACAGCAGTTGGAGCAGCGATCCGGACATTGCGTTTTGGTTATATAAGGTTTAAAATTTCAAAGATATTACGACAGTTGCTCAATCACTTGGGAAAGCTCGGCCATGGTGTCATTGACCATTTTGGCATCAAGCACCTTGGTCAACTGCCATTGGTCCGTGAGGAGGTTCTCAACCAACTCAGAGAGATCCATATCGCGGTACCCGGCCATATGCACCGCAAACGCATCCTCGTCTGCAGATGCGTCGCGGAGGAGCGTCAGGAGATGCTGGGCCTTGATCCACTCCGTATCGTCAATGTCCTCGCGTAACAGCCCTTGAACCTTGCCCATGATGAGCGTGTTCATCAGTTTCTTGTACGTATCAAGGCCGGATGGGAGTGACTGGGCCATCATCTTGGTGGACATCAACTGCTTCCCCATCCCCGGCCCATGGAGACCTTTCCCGCGCAGGAACGATGCACCCTTCCCCATGCCTGTCGGTGGGGCGACTCTCTTCGAAACGCCTCCCTGTACAGCGGGGACGTGCACTGCCCTTGGCCTTTCAGTGGTGGACACCGGGTAGAAGACGTTGCACTGAGCGTAGATGTCCTGGCAGGAATGGAACCACATGCGAAACATCGGATGACTGATGTGGCACTGGGACTTGCTGTACGACGCACCAGCTCCGAACACCTTGGTCTGGAAGAAGACACGTTCCCTGACCCCGGCAGCGCTCATCTGGACCATCTCGATATCCAGATGGGCCAAAATCTGGCGCTCCATGGGGTGGTTCTCCGGGATGAGGCAGAGGGTCCTCGATCCTCGGAAGGCCGCAATGGACGCGTAGACGTTCTGTGTCATATCGTGCTCGTCACCGAGGAGCATGGTGACGATCGTCTGCGTCTGAATCGCATCTCCAGAGTAGAGCAGGGGCTTCTTCCCGGCGGAGGTTGGATGCGCCAGGGGGATGGTCGCCAGTCGGGGGAGTCCTGTCATTGGGAACACGACGACCGCGAGGTCGATGCCACTGTCCGTCACCCTGTGACCAGGCGACTGCTGCACGAGGGCATGGATGCGGGAATCGATCTCGGGGGGGAGGACGGCACTGTTCACGTCGAGCTCTCGGGCGTTGCGGACAACGTCCCACATCGGCTTCGACCGGTCGCGGATACCGGGGCGACCGCTCACGATGGTGATGACTTGGTTCATGTTGGTCGTTTGTATGTGTGTTGGCGAACCTTTCGGTATGGCGAACCTTTAGATGTGGCGAACCTTTGAAATGGTTCGCGGCGGGTGGATGATTTGAGGAAATGATCTGCCGGGGTATGACACGTGGCGATCTTTAAGGTTATGTTCCCGCGAACCTTTCGGTGTGGCGAACCTTTATATGTGGCGAACCTTTAGATGTGGCGAACCTTTGAAATGGTTCGCGGCGGGTGGATGATTTGAGGAAATGATCTGCCGGGGTGTGACACGTGGCGATCTTTAAGGTTATGTTCCCGCGAACCTTTTCTTTTTCGGCGAACGTTTACTGAACGATATTAGCAGAATACCTTCTTTGAGGACGGCGTTGTCCAGAACAATCAAAGTTTGCAAATAGTTTTACAGACATGGTATCAACCGTTTCACGAATATTTTGATTCTCGTCCATTTGCCCGGGCGGAAGATGTCCTCCTCATCCTCCAACTCGTACCAAAATGATATGTCGCCCTCGGTATTGGCAAGGGCGCGGATGTCAAGGTACTCGACCCGGCCATCCTCGCGAATGATTCGAGGAGTTTGGTTCGCTGACTCGCGTGTCATCATTTGGATGAATTGAATTTAACGGGTCAATTGTATTTGCTGCAGTCTTGTCTGCGTGCGGGAAACGCCCGAAGAGCCTTGCTTGATCCCGACGAAGTATATATCATGCGACGTCGAATTGAACCAGGTCTGCCGAGCTCGGAGTTCGCCAGAATCGTTTCAATTCTGGCGACCCGAAGGTCTTTTTTGTTTTATTTGTTTTTGGGACTATTTGGTCTATACATACCTACCTGCTATGAGATTTAGTTGACTCAAGAGCTGTACGCAAGTCCTCCCATTCCACTCAAGATCCTGAGAATGTTCATCGACTCGGCGAACACGAGCAAGGACGTGAGGTTACCCTCGACGTTCGCAAGCGTCATGGTCTCATCCAGGATATTGGCCTCATCGTTATAGGCAACGCTTCCCGCCTTGGTGGTCACCAAGAGAGAGGCATTATCGATACGAGACATATTGCAGCTGCCAGAGGGCTGCACGATCTCATCCGGGCGAAGGCAGAAACTGCAAAGAGGGCGTGCAATGTTTGATGTTAGTCCACAATTCGCCATTTCGTTAGAGAGTTATCGAGTCATCAACGATGTAGAAACTACATACCTGTACATGTAGATGCCAGCGGCAGGGATAGATCCCTTGATGTGCTCCCACGGCTGCACGCTGTTGAAGTACTTTCCAGACCTGGCCTCAAACCTATCATGTCCGTTCAGTTGGAGTTTGACGTTCTGGATCGGAGCGTAGCGGTCGTCGGTCGTACCAGTGGCCCCGGTGGAGAATTTTCCGTACTTGGAAGCGTCCTTGACGGCCCACCAGAGGGTCTTGCACGGGTGATTGAAGTTCAGCCTGTAGTTCGACGTCTTGCTGGTGGTTCCCGGCGCAATCGACTCTGGACCAGTGTGCTGAAGCACAGAGATCAGGTATTCGTGCGAGTTCTGGGAGAAACGCTTGCGCTCGGCAGAGTCCAGATACACGTAGGTCGCGAACAGCGTGGCCTCGGGGGTGACGGTCGTGTCCACACCGTTGAGGGCCATCTCCGTAGAGCTAGCGAACAGGAAATTGACCCTGACCTCGTGATACTGAAGGGCAACGAGCGGGAGGGCGAGTCCAGAGGCACCGCGCGAGAACCAGAACTGGACGGGGACGAAAAATCGCTCTTTGGATCCCGGGTGACCTCCGGCAGCAGGGTCGGCAAAGTCAACGAGCCTCCTGTATCCCTCCTTCTCGGACTTGGTGTGGTAGAGCTCGGAGAAGATGCGCATGGAATCGTTGTAGATCTTGTCGACCTTCTGTCCGCCGATCTCGATGTCGCATTCCTTCACGAACTGCTCAGCAGGGTAGTACGAGGCGTTGGACGCGTGCTTGGTCATCACGACCTCGAGGAAGAGGGTCGTCACCAAGTCGCCATTGCGAGGAAGGGTACACGAAACCCTCTTGCCGAAGTCCACAGACCCCGAGAACGTGGTCTGAATAGACTCCAGGGCGAACGACGTCTGCAATAAAAGGAGTGATGATAGTGGACAGTAAGTGCATTGTAATTCATGTCAGCAGGTGAATTTGCGAGGGTATACCCTATCGGGGAAATGAACGTACGTAACGCCGGTAAATAGCCTTGAAGAACGAAATAGATGGGTTGCCGGACAAGTAGACGTCCTGACTTCCGTATGCGACGAGCCTGTAGAAAAGTGGAAGAGAGAAGAATGTCAGAATCAGGTCAAAGATGGGCAAACGAGATTCTGGTACATGCTATGACGCGTCACATATCGTACTGAAGGAGACCTCCGGACATTGAGTGAGAGAGTTGTTTGTTTTAGACCTTAATGGTAGTTTCGCCCAAGAGAAAATTTCTGATGAATTTCCCGCACGGACCCGGTTGATACCAAAATCATAAGACATTCAAACTCGTCATGGCGAACTTTTCGCGCGCGTACCATTCCGTCGTCCAGCGAATGATTCTCAATAGGATGCGATATGATCGCGACCGATATCGCATCGTCAATGACTACATCGAGCACAGGGAGCGATCATTGCGCCGGGCTCATCTCGCGTCCGTCAAGAAATTGGACGAGGCGCACCGAATGGCGAACCAGCGCGGGGACTTTCTCCTGGAGATGATCGAGCGTGAATTCAGCGCCGAATTGGACGCCATCATGTACGCCGACATGATGGCAACCAATACCGTGACAGTGGAGGATCTGCTTGAGAACTTTCCGCTTCGCGCGAGCAAATCTGCCGGTCCACCCTCCCCGTTCTCGGATTCTCCTGATTTTTTGAAGACATTCGGAAACTTGGATCTGTAACCCGTTGAAACCTGACGAATCCTTACAGAACTATTGGTACAATGCCTTGGTATCCTCCCAGGACGCTCGCTGCGAGAGGTCGCGCAGCGTGAATATGTCACCGATGACGGTCGTTGGACCGGAATCATGGGACGCGGCCCATGCCCTTATTGTGATCAGTGCGACAATGCCAGTGGCCACGAGCAGAACGACGGTCCCGATCATGCTCGTTTCTCATTAGCAATATTTCATTTCAATAGCTTGACTCTTGACCCGGCGCGCTTCCTCGGTTTGGGATTGTCCTCGTCCTCGTCCTCGTCCCGTGACCGTTTCTGACTAAACTCGTAGAAGGATTTGTGCCCAATATGAAACGGTTTACGGTCTTTGCCCTTGTACCAGAAGAGACACTGCGTGAGATCGGTCGATGTACTCGCATTGTCCAGCACGAGGGCTTTGTAATCTGAGGTGCAGCTGTCCATGATGCTATTGAAGAGACTGAAATTTGGAACCATCTGGAAGAACGTCTTGTACAACCGTTCCCTATGCATATTGTCTTTTAAGAGAACAATCATGTCAATATTCGCTCGAATACCGGGGCCAGCGTCCAGAAAGTACTGCATACAGATGTACAACTGTATCTTCCAGTGCCTTCCATTCAGTAGAAGCTGGCGGATCACCTTCTTATTGAAAATTGACTTGTCAAACGCACAGTCATCCAGGACGACGAACACTGGCTGTGCCTTCCCTTGTCGCGTCAATTTCCGCTGCCTGTCGACGAGTCGAATCAACGCCTCCTCGTTAAAGTCGTTGTAGATGAACGCTCGGGGAATGCCCACCTCTCGCTCGTAGAAATGGTTGCCTTCTTCCGTGCCGCTCATGACCAACCCGGCGAAGAATCTGTGACGATGCAGATACAACCAATCGCGAAGGAGGAACGATTTTCCACTCCGACGCTTGGCGATTATGACGATGACTGCATGTTCCGGGCAATGGGTCGGGTCATACTTCTGAATACTGAGATTGCTATCGTCCGCCATTGCTTGCAAATCGCACAAAATTTAATTTCGGTGTTTTCCCGCCGACAGTCTCCTTGTCAGTTGTCAAGATCTAGTGACTTCGACGGACCCACTGCTCATCTGGAGACGACAACGATATCCCCCGCAAGGAAACACCCGGGGAGAATCCACCACCTCCAGCGGCCGAGCGTTTCTTACTGCCCCGGGTCTTCAAGCGTTCCAAACGGTGCATGTGTTTGTGGAGGCTTCGGTGCGCCCCATCAACGTCCCCCTCCCCAATCTGATTCAGCATATCGGGAAGGATCTTCTCCACCTCTTGTTTATATCGCTCTTCACCAAGGACGCCAAGGGCGTCCCCTTTACCAGACATGAGCGTCTCGATCAATTGGGGGACGACGCGTTCACGGCGCCTGGACTCGGCTTCCTCGTTCAGGATATCGCGGATGGCATTCTTGTCCCCGCTCTTCAGGGCCTCCTGGAGTTTCGGCAAAAGCGAGCTCCGGTAGGCTTCAAATTTGCCATCGAGGATCATCTTCACTGCGTCTTCGTCCCCGTTCTCGAGCGCCTCAATGAGTCTGCGCTGCGCGGCATCCGCGTCCTCGATAGCTGGTCCAGTGGCGTTCGATCCGGTTGCGCCAATCGCCGCCGGGGGCGGCATCGTTGCAGGCGTTGTGGCCGCCGCTTTCGTTGCCGATGTGATCTGTTGCAAGAGGGCACCCATCTCCGGGGTGAGGACGCCTTCCTCCTTCTTTTTCATCAACTCCTCGACGAGTTTGCCCTGGTTTATATCGCTCGGTGTGGCATCTCCCATTTTCTGGAACTTAATCATTCGCTCGAGAAAGGATTCCATACCAGGAGGAAGGTTCCCATCGTTCCTCATCTTCACCATCTTCTCCACCACTTGTTTCTGCGCGTCTCCCCCCTTCTTCATCGCGTCGTTCAGTTCCTTCATCAATTCCATTCTCCGACCGACCTGCGGGGAAGGTCCCGTTTCGCGCTCGATTTCCCTCGCCATGTTCATGCGCATGCCGCCAAGTTGCCCCGTTTGACGCAACTGTCTCACCTGATCGAACATTTTCCTCAAATACCTTGTGGTGGTCTTCTTTTTCGATCGCGGACCGTACGTCGTCCTCGGCGAGCCCGGGTAATAAAACCGAATGAATTTCTTCAATCGCTCGACATCTGGCGGCGTGTGATTCGGCAAGTGGGTCGAGTCACAGGGTGACGTGTTCCCAGGTAACAGACCGGAAACCTCGATGCATCGCATCCTCATCGTATTCCAGGCCCGGGGGATCGCATACAGCGACTCGAGGCTCGGGATCTCCGACGCGTGAAGATCGGCGATCGGTCTCTGCATGACCCTGACCAAGTAGTTGGAGATTTTTTGCGAAAAGCGGTTGATCGATTGGAAGGAAATCACGTTCAGAGGGACCGTATCCGTGACCATATTTGGAATGATCCGCTCGAAATAGAAGCCATGGCGCCACATCGTCATGGCAAGTAAGACGTGGGGCTTACCATACGTCTTCCAGTGTTCTAGCGGTTCCGTTGGGATGGGACCCGTGCGGCCCTGCAATTCAAATACCTTGGCGAATGTTCCATCCTCCATTTTACCATACGCGATGAGATGTGGGAGGAGTTCGCGGAGGTCTCGGTGCTCCGTCATTCCGTTGTACATTCCAATGTCTCGATCCATCTCGTCCACGGTAACCTTTTCCCTGACGAGACATTTTACGTTCTCGGATTGAATGCGGGCCTCTGCATCCTCCGATTTGTGCGAGAGCTGCCCGACCAACGTCCCGATCTCCCTCTTGTCGGTCGTCAATGTGTATGTGAGCCTATTATCACCTGCCGGTCGCGTATTCTCCGTCATGCTTCTCCTGTCTTATTTACAATATAAAAATTGCAAATCCTCTCAAATTCTGGGGTCGTGGAGCCAGAACACATCGTATCGGAGATGTCTCAGGAGCGGGAAGGTTGCTTTCGGAAGGTCCACGCGGTGCGTGATACTTCCTCTATTTGCATGATCTATATCCGAAACGACATGCCACGTGTCTTTCATGCTGTCAAAATCGAGATCAGGCGAGCCCAGGTCCCGCGCGTACATCGGTACCACTCGAATATAGGCTTCGTCGACGCTCTCCGCTGTCTCGTGAAATCTATGTAGCTGGATACTTGTATGAACAGATCCCTGTCCACCATCCACGTCAAACGTGGCCGTTCCGTGCTGGAACTGGACTCTTGCCTTCTTTGTCAGCGGTCGTTTCAGTGTGATCAGAAACGAGCATCTTGCCTTGTGCTGAAAGAAAATGAACGAGCCAGTCACTTTCGATACGCATAAGGGTACGTTCACGCCCAAATACGAGTCGAGACAAGCTCTCGCAAGTGCAGTATACGGATCGAGCGTATCGTGTACGGACTCAACGGACGATTTGAGGAGCAGCATGAACTCCTCCGGATGAAACTGTAACCCGATCCTCGGTATTGTGAGGATCGACCTGAGGATCTCGTGCAAATGCCTCGGCGGTGACGAGTTGATGATCCCCCGAACGATGAGGAGGGGTGGGAACGACACGGCGAGCGTGTTCATACAGTGCACCGCAAGTTTCGGGTTCATGTCCAACGTATCGAAGATCTTCTCGAACCTGTGCCACTCGGGATAAATTGCTTTGGCCTTGTTCAGAAGGCAGACACTGTATTCCGGCATGATCAACGTCGCGTTCTCGCACAATAGATCAAACGTTTTCCCGGTATTGGGAAGGAGGCGTATGAGGCACCACATCCTCGAGACGATCTTCGAGAACTTGGTCCTGCAGCCCAGGTAGTCCATGGCCAGGAGGACCCGTCGAATCTCGTCGACGCTGACCATGCTCTTCACATGCTTCGTCCCGTGGAGTAACCCGACCAATAAAACTAATGTCTCACAGTCCACGTTCGGGACGTGGAACACTCGATCAGTCGCGTCATCACCCATATCCTCGAAAAATGAGGAGAGTAGGCTGCAGGCCTGGACCATGACGAATGTATTGGCCTTCACCCCGATCCCCTCCTTCGAGACCAGCGTGCAGTCGTGGAGTTGGGCGTAGTCCGGTGCGTTTTCATGGTCACGGTCTGGTGGACTTATGCCAAGATAAACGCCACTCATCCTTGTCTCCGTGAATCTAGTCGGTATTTTATTCAAAGCAATTTCCCGAGATCCGCGAAACATGTCGGGTCCCGCGAACCTTATCGCGAACCAATTCGCGTGCCCCCGGGACGTGATGGTGTTTCGTTCGCTCTGCGACACATTCTACCGCCAGGTGGATGCCCCGAAACGTCTCCACGTACTCGGCAACGAGAACGCCGAGTTCTTCTTATGCCGGGTTCCCGGGGCGGTCGAGGACCTGACCATCATCTCCGAGGATGAATGGTGCGGCTTCCACAAAGTTCTCCCATATATCGGCGCGTCCCTCAAACGCCTCGATATTCGGTATAGGAGCACCATCTCATTATCCTTCCTCGAGTTGTTACCGAACCTCGAACACCTCACGGTCACGGCAAAGGGGGTCCCGCATTTTCCGGGGGCGCTGTCAGGAAAACATTCCAAGCTGCGAACGATCCGGGTGGTCACCACTGACCACATCGTATTGCCTGGCGAGTTCGCTACGATGTACCCCGACCTGGAGACGTTGGATATCGCGTGCTACTCGCTCGGGTGCAGTGCCAACTGTCACCTACCGCAGTCGCTCCGACACCTCTCCGTCTGCGCGAACAGTATCGGTTCGAATCTGTGGGTACACGCCCTCCAAAATCTCCGAAACCTAGAGTCCTTCCACATCGAAGGAAGCCGGTTCGGGCACATCCCAGAGGTGCTCAGCGAGTGCCCCGCGCTGAAATCCGTCACGTTGCGAGATTTGGCCCTCGAGGATGTCGCGGATCCCGATCTCCACTACCTGAGACATGTCGAGACCCTCGATCTCAGCGGAAACTCGACCATCACGAACCAAGATCTCGACGGTATAGAAACAATGGAAAGCCTTGAGACGCTCGATCTGCGTGGATGTTTGCTTTTTGATTCGTACATCAATCTCCAGGCGCGCTGGTGGTGTTCGGCCAGTGTTCAGACGCTCCACCTCTCGCAAATCCCACCGATCACGTGGCTATCGAGGTTCCAGAATCTGGAACACGTCTACTTGCACCCCGAGGACCCCCCAAAGAATGTCAAGAAGATGGTCCGAGAGGCGACGTGCCCGCCGGACGATCGCGAGGAACATTCAAACATGCGAGAAATCTACGTCCCCGAGTCGAGCTACGGTGGTGGGTTCACCATCCACTTGCACGCAGATCTCTCCATGAATGTCGACGATGTGGCGCTCTTTTCGCAATACTTTACAATGTTCTCGTGATCTTTAAAGTTTTACAGGTTCTGCATTCTATTCTGATGTAGCAAGGCAAGTGCGCTCGAAAAGACCAGGCGCGGCTGGAACGTTTCCGGCTTCCTCTGGCGAATGAATTGAATTGCATTCCTCACGTTGTACCCATATTCGATGATAAGGTACGAGGCAACCATGCTTGCACTCCGGCTGATACCGGCGGCGCAATGGACAAGGATCGACGTATCCGTCCTGTCAAGGTGCTTCCACATTTCCCTTGAAATTGTAGGGGCGTACTGGTAAAGCGTCGACGAACTCGACTCGATATCGTCCAAGGGGATCCGGTACGTTGGAATGGTGGCTGCAAACGAGGACGGGACATCCTTCGTGCAGTTGATGATCAGGCCAATGTTGTGTGCACGCATGAACTCGGTCGAGGCGGCGTCCGCCATGCTCCCGATCCAGATTCTCGGAAAGACCTCCCTCGCCCGGTAATACATGTTGAAGGTCATGGTCTGAGGGCTGCGAGGATTTTGTTGACACGTTTTCTCGGCGGTGATTTTATCTTGCGGGAGGCAAATATCATGGGTGGAGCTGTTACACAACTCGCCTTGTACGGCAAAGAAGATGTTCTCCTCACCGGGGATCCAACCGTCACCTTTTTCCGCCTGCTGTACCGCAAACATTCCGTGTTCTCCATGGAATCGATTCCGCAAACGCATCAGTCCGTGCCCCAGTTCGGGCGCCGATCGGTCCTGACGCTCACTCGCTCAGGCGACCTCGTCAGTTCCATATTTCTCGAGGTGGATCTCCCTTCGCTTCTGGATTACGCGGTCGACAGTGTGGTCTCGGCCGGAGCCGCCATCCCCGGGATCATTTCGGCGAGGTACACGAGCAGCACCACGGCCAAGGTGAAGGTCATCCCGGCGACGGATGGTGCAGACGAGTCGTATGATGTGTACTTGGACGACGGAAGCTCCCCAGTAACAATCAACGGCGACGCCGGCGTCACCGATATTCCACTGACAGGTCTCGATACCTCCAAAACGTACACGGTCAAAGTGCGCCGCGTGGTTAGTGCGACGCCGGGAAGCTGGTCAAGTACCATGGACCTCATCAGCTTGCGCTGGTGCGATGGGGTCGGTCTCGCCCTCCTCCGCACCGTCGACCTCACGATTGGTGGGTCCAGAATCTCGAGACTCACGTCCGAGTTCATGGATGCAGAGAGCGAGCTCATCATGCCAGCCGAGAAGGAGGAAGGGTTCAATGCCATGGTCGGCAAATATACCTCGTGGGACATTTACGATAACAGCCTTCAGGAAGCGACCAAATTGTACATCCCACTCACCTTTTCATTTTGCACGGAACCAGGGCTGGCAATCCCGATCGTCAGTTTATCGCACCATCAAGTGCAAATTAACTACGATTTTAGGGACTACCTCGAACTCATCAAGTCAACCTCGGCCGTTTCGTCGCTCGTCAGCTCTTCAGGACGGGTCCCCGACGCCACAATCCAGTCATACGTCACCTTCATTTTCCTCGGGACGGAGGAACGGCGCCGGTTCTCCTCTTCGACCAAGCCAATCGAGTACCTCCACCGTGAAATCCAGTTCCTCGGCGACGTGCCCATCATTGTTTCTGGAGAAGAGCCCAGTCTCCAGCGGAAGATTTCCCTTGACTTCTCCCACCCATGCTCCGAGCTCATCTGGACGTACAATCGTGCAGCGTCCTACAACAGCGGCCTCACGCCAAGTCAATACCCCGTCTCGGGAAACAACTACTTCAACTATGATGCACCCTCCGGCAGCACCATCGATCCGGTGGATAAGGCGGTCATTCATATCAACGGATCGGCAAGGTTCAGCGAGCGATCTGGATCGTATTTCCGTTTGGTACAGCCCTATCTCCATCACACACGCATCCCAAAGACGAAGAAGGTATACTCATACAGCTTTGCACTGAGTCCCGAGGGGGCGACGCCAAGTGGGACACTGAACTTTTCTCGGGCCGACACAGCCCACCTCATCCTCACACTCGACTCGTCATTCAGCGGTGGTGGATCGGACGGACGCGTCAGGGTATATGCAAGGACGTTCAACATATTGCGCTTCAGTTCCGGAATGGCAGCACTGGTCTTCAGCACTAATTAAGGTAGAAGGTATAGGTACAAATGAGGTACAACTTTTCAAAAAACATGTAATCGAAATTCGATTACACGTTTGCAGGTTTGAGAGTCTACCGCATGAAATCCATCTCGCTTTCGTTGAAAATAGGCGCGTACATTTCGGACGGTTTGTTGTGCGGACCGAGTCGGTAGTACGTATCGATATCTGCAGGTAGATACTTATACACAATTTTCACGTTGGGATCGGCGTCCACGGTCTCCTTCCCCTCCAGAATCGATCGCGACAGATCGCTCTTCACGTTCGATCCCCTCTGGACAGCGCCAGCCATCATTAGCAGGATACCCACAAGAAGCAGGATAATGAGGTCCATGAGTTCTGACACACATCAATAAAAAAATCATGCGTTGCATGCACCGATGGTACCGCGCGCCTCGCTGGCGTTCAAACACGCAAACGCGACGAGGTCCTGCAAAGTTCGCTCTTCCTCAAACTCCACTATACCACCATCTTTAGTCAAAAAGAGGATCGTCGGGTAGGATGTTGGCGCATTTCCCCCCAGGTTCTTCTGGAGCAATACTTTCCACTCGTCACCATCCACATCATAGACAGGGACCGCACCCCCCATCCGCCCGGCCAGTTGCTGCAGAACTGGGCGAGCTCGCTTGCAGTAGCCGCACCATGGGACGTTCACGTAAAGAATCGAGCCGCTTTCGAGGTACCCTTGAAAAGCTTCCATTGTTTGCTCATAACCAAGAAAAAATTAATCAGCCCATTCTAGACGATGCGGCAGTGAAGGCACTGAAAAACATGAAGATCACGCACGCGAGCGAGCTCGATGAGAGGAGCAGCGGCATCAATCCGTTGAGGAGACCGCCGAGGATGCCGCTGACCGCACCGCCAACTTTCCCGAACGCGTCCCCGAGCTTGTCATCGGCACCATCATCCAGCAGGATCCATGTGAGCAGGCCACCTCCAGCGAGCCAGCCCCAATTTTTCCCCAACCATTTTCCAGTTTGTTTGGCAGCGCCAGGCTTCTTACCGCCCGTGGGTTTCGGCGGCTCCCCCTCCTTGGGTTTCGGCTCCCCCTCCTTGGGTTTCGGCTTCGGCCTAAACGGCGTTCCTTTAACTGTGATTGGTCGTTTAAATTGGTATGGTGGCATCTCTGTCGCACTGGTCTTGTTGTTGTTCCTTCCTTTCAGCTGTCAAAAAAAACCCGATCACTCGAACCACGGTACGTTCATGTAAAGAATCGAGCCGCTTTCGAGGTACCCTTGAAAAGCTTCCATTATTTGCTCATAACCAAGAAAACAATCAGCCCATTCTAGACGATGTGGCAGTGAAGGCACTGAAAAACATGAAGATCACGCACGCGAGCGAGCTCGATGAGAGGAGCAGCGGCATCAATCCGTTGAGGAGACCGCCGAGGATGCCGCTGACCGCACCGCCAACTTTCCCGAACGCGTCCCCGAGCTTGTCATCGGCACCATCATCCAGCAGGATCCATGTGAGCAGGCCACCTCCAGCGAGCCAGCCCCAATTATCCCCCAACCATTTTCCCTTGGGTTTCGGCTTCTTGGATCTCGCCCTCGATCTCCCAGGTCTTCCCATCTCTGTCGCACTGGTCTTGTTGTTGTTCCTTCCTTTCAGCTGTCAAAAAAAAACCCGGTCACTCGAACCGTTCCCATAGCGTCAATCTCCCGTCTGGAGATTGTCGTTTGGTTGTCGTTGTTCGCATCCTGTCTGTGATTGAGATATACTTGAGTCGCTGCTCTCCCAA